AAATACTACGGCCCTCATGCTTGATGGTAGTGGCGTTGTTGTAACACGTAACCTCAGCACCAGTCCAATTGGTACTGCATCGATCACAGCAAATACCCCACTGTCTGCAACAGGAAGCATTATTGAGTTAAAAGACCCAGCGCTACTAAGTCAAATCACTCAGCCAGCAAATAACGATAAGTATCTAATCTGGGACGAAAGCACAAGTGCTTATAAATATATTGAGCAATCAGATTTAGCAACGGCAGTAGGTAATTCTATAACGTCTGGAACAGCAACAGTAGGTATCATGTACGCTCGTGCAGGAGCAACTTTACAAATGAGTAGCACAGCAACCAACACGCTTGTTCAGTACGCAGAGATATACGATGATAGTGCAACCACTGGAACCACGGCAACTGGTAGTTCAGTATGGTTTGGTACACTGGCCAATGGTGCCTCACAACCTGGATTATCTATTTCTTCAGTTTCTGATCCAAGAGATTCTGTTCTAATAAATGAGGTTGAAGGATGGTTTAAAATAACAGGAACTATACAGGTAATACTAACGGATTCTGCGACTTTCAATATAGAAGTTAATAGTGCAAACATTCGTACGATAACGGTACCAGCAGTAGCCGGGGATATAAGCACATATACTCTTTCGGCTCTTTATTATTCGGATGGTGCAGCAGGTTATAAAATCAGACTTACAGGTCAAGCCGACGGGTTAGGAGTTAACGTATACGGAGTCAACACATCTCTGGAGGTTGAGTACATGGGTGATAACACAGCGTTATAATGACGAAACAAGAGAGATTAGAATTCTTCCAGCAGTTAAGATTAAAACTTGATGAGATCGATGATCTTATGGATTCTTATGGCGGTAAAGAAGAGTTCCTATCTATGTATTGTTTTGGTGCATTTATGCCCGGAGACGAAGACCTTGATACCAATGATAGGTATGAGTTTATGTGCGGCATGCATATGGCCGCAATAGAGGAATATGAATTAATGACAGATACAGTAGAAGATACTTTCACTAATTATTTACAAGATGAAAGTGACAGAGGAGATTCCTCTTCAATTGACTACTGGTTAAATTAAATGAAATGGAACTTATTAGAAAAATCATTATCGGGCAAAACCCGAAAGATGCCATGGCTTACTATGTAGGGCAGAAGGCAGGAGAGTCAGTAATTGATTCAATCATATTAGACGATAGATGTTTTGCTAAACACGGAATTCGTCGCTATCTTGTATACATCTATAATAAAGAACAGGGCATAATGCTTTGGAAGACAGTAGATGATATGCCAGTATTAATTGAACATGATTGTGACTTCGGATGATTGTAATTGATAATTTTATAAAAGACCAGGATCTGTTGATGGATCTTGAACTTAACAAGGAACACCTATTTAATGACAACGGATCTTACTACTGGTGGAACGGATGGTGGAACTCACCAGACGATACATTAAAGAAAAGACTAATCTGTTATATATGGAGAGACTATTCTCCGTATGGCTCTGTATCTTTAGATGGGTTTGAGTACTGGACCGGACAATACGGTGAAGGTAAAGGGGTTTCCAACCTAAACATGCACTTAGATAAAGATGAAGCCCTTTGGAAATCAGAAGGTATAGTAAAGGCCCCTATTATAGGAACAGTGTTCTATCCCGTTGAGATGGATATAGAAGGCGGTTATCTTGAGATATTTTCCAATGGTCCCGACAATGAGCCTGAAAGAATCCAAGCAAAGCACAATAGGTTAATCATATTTGATGCAGGTAACACTCATCACAGAGTTACAACTGTAACCAAAGGAACAAGATCTGCTATTGCAATAAACCTTTGGGATGAAGCACCAACAACAGAATTAAAGTTTGAGGCTCCAGAACCAATATGAGACCTTTAAAACATTTTCTTGTAAGGGTTCCTAATGTAACCCAGGATACCGTAACTCTTAACGGAGAGGAGATATATATTGACACCAAGTGGGATGAGTTCAAACATCGTACCATGGAAGGAGAGGTTGTTGGTGTTCCAGAAAAATATGACACAGGGGTAGAGATCGGAGATACAATGTACTTTCATCATCATGTAATATTGGGCGGTAATCATTTGGTTCTTCAGGATGGTGCTGATCAATTAGAAGAGAGTGCGAAAAGGGGCCAGTGGCTTGATCCAAACAACGATGTATATATAGTCTACTATGACGGAGGCTATGACCCTCTGTCTTGTCAAGCGTATGCACACAAGAGTAAAAAAACTGGTGAGGTTAAGTTACTGGGAGAATGGATATTCTTGATACCAGCAGAAGAAGAGCAAGAATTAAAAAGTGACACACTGCATCTATTAGAAGAGAAACATGAGTATAACCAATATGGATATATCAAGTACGGTTCTGATAGATTAGAAGAAACTGGATTGGTACCCGGCGATAAAGTTATTATTCGAAAGAATTCTGACTATCGAATGGAGGTTGATGGTGAAACAATGTTTAGGGTATACTTAAAACACATACATGGCAAAGTCATCGAAGCAGAAGCATAACATAGTAACAGCGCAAAGATTAGTTGCAGCGATGGATATCGCAATTGACAACATGATTGCTGAAATACAAAAGCCTGTAGATCAAGAACTTAGCGGATCTCAAAGGAAGGCAGAACTTCAGTCAATTAAAATTACCGCTGTTGACGCTAAAGAACTTATTGTTGAAAGAGAAAGACTTGAACAACTCATTAAGACACTTAAAGAAAGTGGACAGATTAAAGAAGAACAAGACTATTCAGGAGGATTCGCAGAAAAATTCTCAAAGTAATCAAGTCTTCATCTACTGGGATTATTAAACAATGGCGGGACTTGTAGAAATAGAAGATGAGATTGTAGTAAACATATGCCCTGACAAAACCGAAGGAGATGTCAGGTTATACTTTGACTTACCCATACAGTTCCCTAAGCAACCAGCCAAGAAAGATATACTTTTTAATAATTTAAAAAAGGAAGATCAAAGATGGGTGAGAGAGGGGCTTCCTGATGATCTCAAAAAGATCCGGTCGATGGAAGAGTGGCTGGGAATGCCAGAGTCATTTAGGAAAAAGTTTACACCCTATATAAGTCAAGAATTTAAAAGACGTAGAAATGGAGTATGGTTTTACAACAACGGGGTACCTACCTATATCACAGGTAACCATTACTTCTTCTTACAGTGGTGTAAGATCGATATTGGATACCCATCGTTCCTTGACTTTCAAAGGAAACTATTCATACATCTTGAGGCGTGTATAAAGGACCCAAGAAGTGTTGGACAGATCTACGTGAAGTGTCGTCGTTCTGGATACACAAATATGTCTGCGTCTATACTTGTTAACGAAGGCACTCAGGTAAAAGAAAAACTACTGGGCATCATGTCGAAGACAGGAACAGATGCACAAGAAAATATATTCATGAAGAAGGTGGTGCCTATGTACAAGTCACTGCCTTTTTTCTTTAAGCCTATACAAGACGGTACTACCAACCCCCGTATGGAACTCGCATTTCGTGAGCCTTCAAAAAGAATCACGAAGAAAAATAAGACCGCTTCTTCTGGTGAGGCACTCAATACAATTGTAAACTGGAAGAATACTACGACTAACGCATATGATGGGGAGAAACTACATATGTTATATCTGGATGAAGCAGGTAAGTGGGAAAAGGGGAACGACATAAGAGAGGCTTGGAGGATACAGCGTACTTGTTTGTTAGTTGGACGTAGAATCGTAGGGAAGGCTCTTGTTGGTAGCACTGTCAATCCACTGGATAGAGGTGGCAAACAGTTTAGGGATTTGTATGGTGCAAGCGATCCAAGAGAAAGAAACGACAACGGTCGAACACGCAGTGGACTGTACTCTGTATTTATACCGTCTTACGATGCACTTGAAGGCTTCTTTGATAAGTATGGGATGCCAGTGGTCGAAGACCCAGAGAAAACGGTTTATACGGAGTTTGAAGAGCCTATATCTATAGGAGCAAAGACTTACTTAAAGAATGAGCGTAAAGCATTGGTAAACGATTCTTATGAACTTAATGAGGTAATACGCCAGTTCCCGTTCACTGAAGCAGAGGCATTTAGAGACAGCGCCAAAGCATCCCTGTTCAACGTACAAAAGATTTATGAACAGATAGAATACAATGATGATCTATATCCTTCTCCAATTGTAGTAGGAAACTTTGTTTGGTCTGGAGGTGAGCAGGACACAGAAGTTATGTTTAAGCCTGATCCAAACGGAAGATGGCGTGTAGCATGGATGCCTCCTTCTGATTTGAGAAACAAACCCAAACCTGAAAATGCCTGGATAGGTTGTGCTGGTGTGGATAGTTATGATATTGATGCAACAGTAGACGGAAGAGGATCAAAGGGCGCATGTCACTTCTACAACAAATTCAACATGGGTCACCCATCAAATATGTTTGTCGCTGAATACGCATCACGTCCACCTCTTGCTAAAATATTTTATGAGGATGTTTTGATGGCTGCTAAGTTTTACGGTTACCCTGTGTTAATTGAAAACAATAAGTACGGTATCGCAAGGTACTTTGAGACAAGGGGTTACGACCACTTCTTAATGGAAAGACCAGAACACTTAGGCTCTAAATTCCAAAGCACTAAAACTAAAACAAAAGGTATACCATCGAATTCAAAAGATGTCATACAGGCTCATGCTCAAGCAATAGAGGCTTACATCCATGATCATGTTGGACTAAATGAGGACACACTTGAATTTGGAAAAATGTATTTTGAAAGAACCCTTGAAGACTGGGTTAATTTTAAGATAGACGACAGAACCAAATATGACCTTTCTATATCAAGTGGTTTGGCATTGCTTGCTGCTCAAGGACATAAGCCTGTGAAAGTTAAAAGTGATTTCGAAAAGAAGCAGTTCTTTAGGAAAGGTCAGATAATTATACGAAAATAATAAGAAGTATATTTGCATAAGTAGCAATCTCAAGTATGGATAACCAATATAAATCAGGACAGTCTTCCTTTCCAGATGCTTTAGCAAGCACAGAGGAGAAGATGTGTATGCCTTATGGCTTGCAATACGCAAAGGCCATGTTCGCTCAATGGGTTGGGAGTGACTATCAAAATTCATTGTACGGTAGAAGAAATACAGAAATGGAACGCTGTAGAGATTATGCCCAGGGAACTCAAGACACGTCTATATACAGACAGATTCTAAATTCTCTTGATCCTAATAATGGAGACGGAACACTACTAACTCTTGATTACACGCCTGTTCCGATTGTACCAAAGTTTGTAAAGATTGTTGTAAACAAGATATTATCTAAAGAACCGTATCCACAGATACAGGCAATAGATCCTCTATCAAGATCAGAAAAAGATAAAAAGAAAGCCTCTACTATTTTACGTATCGAAAACCGTAACATAATAGAAGAAGCCAAAGCACTTGGTTTAAATGTTTCAATAGATCCAAACGAACTACCGGAAACACCAGAGGAAACAGAAATATTTCTTGATACAAATATTAAAACAGACGCTGAGATATCTGCACAGATTGCTACTGAACTGACTCTCAAGTGGAATAATTTTAATGAATCTATATATCGCCGTTGTGTTGAAGATTTGGCCACTCTTGGTATGGCTGTGGCTAAACGTACTAATGATCCTAACTATGGCATCAAAGAAGAGTATGTTGATCCAAAACGATTTGTACATAATTATACTGATGATCCGAACTTTGGTGACCTGACATATGCTGGACATTTCAAGTTCATAACCATAATGGAACTCAAGCGTATTGCTGGTGATCAGTTTACTGAAGCACAATACGAACAGATTGCAAAGACAGTAATGAACAAGTACGGAAACAATCCGACTCAATTTAGTTCTGCTGGATATACATATGATCGTCCAGGTACACGTTACCGTCAGGGATACGATGAGTACAAGGTTGAAGTTATGGACTTTGAGTTCATGTCTGTCGACAACATTATATACGAGAAGAAAGAATCTGCTTATGGAAACATAGGCTTTTATTACAAAGGGACAGAGTACAATGCCCCTCAGCAATCTGTATACGATCGAGAAGCAATGTACATGAGTAACGCTACAGTATACGGAGGTACTTACATTGTGGGTACAGAGTTAATGTTTGACTACGGCCCTAAGAAAAACATACCGAAGAACGTACACGATATTTCCCGTGCTACATTATCATACAGCGCAATTGCAACAAACATTAGAGGAATGATTCCGAAGTCAATGGTTTCCTCTGTTATTGGGTTTGCTGATATGTTACAAATCACACACCTCAAGATTCAACAATCTATTGCTAAGGCAAAGCCTGATGGTTTGATCATAGATATTGAGGGATTAGAGAATGTACAACTTGGTAGAGGCGGAGAACTTCAGCCGTTAGAGATTCAAGACATATACGAACAAACTGGTGTCTTCTATTATAGAAGTAAAAATCCAGAAGGTGGTTTCCAAAACCCACCGGTTCGAGAAATAGGAAATGCTATCAGAAACATCACAGAATTGGTTGCGATATACAATCACTATCTAAGGATGATTAGAGACGCCACAGGGATCAATGAGGTCATGGATGGAACATCACCTAAAGGAGATGCTCTTGTAGGCGTTAGACAGCAGCAAATAGCCGCAGGTAACAATGCTATATATGATATTACTAACGCTGCTATGGTTCTTTACAAAAAGGTTTGTGAAGACGTTGTGAAATGTTTACAGATTATACCGCCAAAAAGTATTCTTTATAAAGCGTATACCAACGCTATTGGAGAAACAAACATGGCTGTAATAACATCGTTTGATAATCTATCTATGTACAACTTCGGAGTAATGGTTGTTACAGAAATGAACGAGATGGACAAAGCCTACTTAGAACAAAACATTCAAGTAGCACTTGCTCAAAAAGAAATTGATCTTGAAGACGCTATTGCTATCAGACAAATCAAAGATGTTGAGCAAGCAGAAAGATTATTAGTTGTTCGTCGCAAGAAGCGCATGAAGCAGCAACAACAAATGGCGGCTCAAAATATGCAGATGCAAGCGCAGGCAAATGCTGAGTCATCACAAGTTGCTGGTCAGATTGAAATGCAGAAAAAACAAATGGAGGCTCAGATAGAAGCACAGCGCATTCAATTAGAGACACAAGCAAAAGCACAACTCTTAGAACTTGAGTATCAATACAAGATTCAATTAGAAAACATAAAAGGTGAGTACGGTATTGTTGAACAACAAATTGAGAGTGGGGTAAAGCAACAAGAACAAGCAGAATCAGAGAATCGTAAAGACGCTCGTATAGACAAGCAGGCTGCTGCTCAAAGTAAATTAATTGCTCAACGTCAAGGAGAAAGGCCCCCAATGGAAGAAGAAGTAATAACAAACTTAACCCTATCGTAATATGGCTTGCGGATGCTCAAATAGTCCATGTTCATGTCCTAACCCGACAAACTTAAATATGAACAACGCTGCACAGTTAAATATCTGTACGCGTCGTGGAGACACGTTTATCTTAAACTCTGTTGTAGCATCCTCGAATGGTGTGAAGTTAGATCTTACTCTATACTCTTTTAAAATGGAAGTTAGAGAATATGACAATGGACCACTGGTTATAGCCGATACCGATATAAGTGCTACTGGAGATATCAATGGAAATCTCGTGGTAACCATAACAGCGGCTAATATGCAGGTACCAGCAGGTACATATGTATATGGCTTTCAATCAACACTTACATCTGCCGGCACTGTTGAGACTTGGTTCTATGGAACCTTTGAAGTAGTGCAGGACATCGTAACATAAATTTCAGAATAACCCCTAATGGCTGAAGTAGAAATCATAGTAATAGAAGCAGGCGGACTTGTTTTCGATATAACACTTCCTCCTCAAACAACAGCGGTAATAACTCCTGGTAGTGTTACTCAACTTGTTGGTGCCAAAGGACAAAAAGGACAAAAGGGCCAGAAGGGTGAAATAGGCCTTAAAGGTTCTAAAGGGGAAATAGGTGTTAAGGGGGATACTGGATCAAAAGGTGAAGTAGGAGAAAAGGGTACTACTGGTGAGAAAGGCATCACTGGAGATAAAGGTATTACTGGCGACAAAGGAGAAGTCGGTGCAAAAGGATCAGAAGGTGCTAAAGGTGAGATCGGTGTTAAAGGTGATACTGGAGAAAAAGGTACTACTGGTGACAAAGGTATTTCTGGAGACAAAGGTCAGAAAGGTATAGATGGCACCAAAGGAGAAGAAGGCGCTAAAGGAAATATAGGGGATAAAGGTACTACTGGAGATAAGGGTATTACTGGTGATAAGGGCGAGGCTGGAGATAAAGGCCAAAAGGGTATTGATGGTACCAAGGGCGATACTGGTGATAAAGGTACTGCTGGAGAGAAAGGTGAAAAAGGCATTGATGGTACTAAAGGAGACAAAGGTACCGCTGGAGAAAAAGGAGAGAAAGGAATTGATGGCACCAAGGGAGATACTGGTGACAAAGGAGAAAAAGGCATTGACGGTACGAAAGGTGCTACTGGTGATAAAGGGGAAAAAGGAATTGACGGCACCAAGGGAGATGCTGGAGACAAGGGTGCTGCTGGAGATAAAGGAGAGAAGGGTATCGATGGTACCAAAGGAACCACGGGAGACAAGGGTACTACTGGTGACAAAGGTCAAAAGGGTGAGATAGGAGTTAAGGGTAACGAAGGAGAAAAAGGAGATAAGGGTGATACTGGCGATAAGGGTATTACCGGAGACAAGGGTATCACTGGAGACAAGGGTCAAAAGGGTGAGATAGGCATTAAAGGAGATACCGGTGATAAGGGAGAGAAGGGTATTGACGGCGATAAAGGTGATACCGGAGACAAAGGGCAAAAAGGTATTGATGGTACTAAAGGTGATGCTGGAGATAAAGGCGAGAAAGGAACTGATGGTACTAAAGGAGACAAAGGTCAGAAAGGTGTTGAGGGTTCTCAATGGACATCAGCCGCTGGTGCGCCTACTGCATCTGGTAGAAATGTAGATGACCAATACCTTAACACTACAAATGGTGATGTATACGAATGGGACGGTTCTGCTTGGCAGTTAACTGGAAACATTAATGGGCCACAGGGTGATCAAGGAGAAAAAGGAGCCACTGGGGATAAAGGTCAGAAAGGAACTACTGGCGACAAAGGTGACACTGGTGACAAAGGAACTAAGGGTGAACTTGGAGACAAAGGAGATAGAGGTCCTAAAGGACTAAAGGGAGAAGAGGGGTCTCAGTGGACGTCATCGGGGGGTGTGCCAACTGGTTCAGCAGATGAAGGAGATCAATATCTTGACACTGATAATGGTGACGTATATGAGTATAAATCAGGAGCATGGGTTAATACTGGAAACATACAAGGTCCTGCTGGCAATAAAGGCCAAACTGGAGATAAAGGCCAAACCGGAGATAAGGGTATTACCGGAGATAAGGGTATTACCGGAGATAAAGGTACTACAGTGAAACTGGTTCTAAAGGTGACAAAGGTCAAAAAGGCGACAAGGGTGATAAAGGTCAGAAAGGTGTTGAAGGCTCTCAGTGGACGTCAGCACCAGGAGTGCCTTCAACCTCTGGTGTAAACGCAGGTGACCAATACTTAAACACGGATGATGGAGAGGTATATGAGTGGAGTGGTTCTGCGTGGGCTTCCACCGGTAATATTGAAGGCCCGCAAGGTACAAAAGGAGAAAAGGGACAGAAGGGTCAGACAGGAGATAAAGGACAAAAGGGTGTCGACGGTGACAAAGGAACCAAGGGTGAAGTAGGGCAAAAAGGTCAGACTGGAGATAAGGGAACCAAGGGTGAAGTAGGACAAAAAGGTCAGACCGGAGACAAAGGTGAGAAAGGACAAAAGGGTGAGTTAGGACAAAAGGGCGCTACTGGGGACAAGGGTGATAAAGGTCAGAAAGGCGTAGAAGGTTCTCAATGGACATCAGCCGCTGGTGCCCCTACAACAGCGGGCACTAACAGAGATGATCAGTATCTTGATACAAACACTGGTGAAGTATATGAATGGGACGGTAGTCAGTGGAATTCTACGGGTAACATTATGGGGCCTAAAGGAACTGCTGGTGATAAGGGGCAAAAAGGAGAGGCAGGACAAAAAGGTCAGACAGGAGATAAAGGAGATAAAGGACAAAAAGGGGTTGAGGGTTCTCAATGGACTTCGGCTTCTGGCGCGCCAACTACATCTGGAACTAACGTAGATGATCAGTACCTTGATACAGATAATGGAAATGTATACGAGTGGGACGGTAGTCAGTGGCAACTTACTGGGAACATTAATGGTCCACAAGGTGCTAAGGGAGAGAAGGGTCAAAAAGGAGATACTGGTCAGAAAGGAACTACTGGAGACAAAGGTGAAAAAGGTCAGAAGGGTACCACAGGCGATAAAGGACAAAAGGGAGAAGTAGGTCAGAAGGGAACTACTGGTGATAAAGGTCAGCAGGGACAAAAGGGTGTCGAGGGTTCTCAATGGACTTCGGCTTCTGGCGCGCCAACTACATCTGGAACCAATGTAGATGATCAGTACCTTGATACAGACAATGGGAACGTATATGAGTGGGACGGTAGTCAGTGGCAACTTACTGGGAACATCCAAGGGCCGCAGGGCGCTAAGGGAGAAAAAGGACAAAAGGGTCTCGATGGTATCAAAGGACAAAAGGGAGTTGATGGTGACAAAGGGCAGAAGGGTGAGATAGGAGCCAAAGGAATCAAGGGTGAAGTTGGTGACAAAGGTATTACTGGTGACAAAGGTGAGAAGGGCCAAAAGGGAATCACTGGAGATAAAGGTATTACTGGAGATAAAGGTCAGACTGGACAGAAGGGTCAGACTGGAGATAAAGGAGATAAAGGTCAGAAAGGTGTAGAAGGTTCACAGTGGACTTCGGCTTCTGGCGCGCCTACAACAGCAGGTACTAATAGAGATGATCAGTACTTAGATACTAATACGGGTGAAGTTTACGAGTGGAACGGTAGTGCTTGGGTTAGTACAGGTAATATATTAGGGCCAAAAGGTGCTAAAGGTGAGGTAGGGCAAAAAGGTCAGACTGGGGACAAAGGTATTACTGGAGCCAAAGGGATTACAGGTGACAAAGGCGATAAGGGACAAAAAGGTGAAGTCGGACAAAAAGGTCAGACCGGAGATAAAGGAACTACGGGTAACAAGGGAGATAAAGGTCAAAAGGGAGTCGAAGGTTCACAGTGGACTTCGGCTTCTGGTGCACCAACTGTATCTGGAACCAATGTAGACGACCAATATTTAGATACTGATAATGGTAATGTTTATGAATGGGATGGCTCGCAATGGCAATTAACCGGAAGCATTGAGGGGCCGCAAGGTGCTAAAGGTCAGACTGGACAAAAAGGCGTTAAGGGCGATACCGGTCAGAAAGGTATTGATGGCGTCAAAGGTCAGAAAGGTGAGGTAGGACAAAAAGGCCAGGCTGGTGATAAGGGACAAAAAGGAGAGGTAGGACAAAAAGGTCAGACTGGTCAGAAAGGAACTACTGGTGATAAGGGTATTACGGGAGACAAAGGTCAGACTGGGCAGAAGGGTACTGCTGGTAATAAAGGTGACAAAGGACAAAAAGGTGTTGAGGGTTCCCAGTGGGAGTCTGCGGCTGGCACACCAACAACAGCGGGCACCAATAGAGACGATCAATACTTAGACACGAATACAGGTGAGGTATACGAGTGGGATGGTTCTGCTTGGGTTTCTACCGGTAATATCCAGGGGCCAAAAGGCGCTAAAGGTGAGGTAGGGCAAAAAGGTCAGACTGGTACAGCAGTAAAAGGACAGAAAGGAGAAGCGGGAGACAAAGGTGCACAAGGTGCTTCTATAAAAGGACAGAAAGGAGAAGTAGGACAGAAAGGAACTACTGGTGCTTCGGTCAAGGGGCAGAAAGGTGAGGTTGGTCAGAAAGGTCAGACTGGTGCTTCAGTCAAAGGACAGAAAGGTGAGGTAGGCCAAAAAGGAACTACGGGCACTTCAGTCAAAGGACAAAAAGGTGAGGCAGGACAGAAGGGTGCTACTGGAGCCAGTGTCAAAGGGCAGAAAGGTGAAGTAGGGCAAAAAGGTCAGACAGGTCAGAAAGGAACTACGGGTGCTTCAGTCAAAGGCCAGAAGGGTGTAGAAGGTTCCCAGTGGGAGTCTGCTGCTGGTACACCTTCAGCAGCGCCGTCTAATAGAGATGACCAATACTTGGACACAAACACTGGTGAGGTTTATCAGTGGAATGGTTCTGCTTGGATTTCTACTGGAAATATTCAAGGGCCACAAGGCGCTTCTATTAAAGGACAAAAGGGCGAGCAAGGAAACTCTGTTAAGGGACAAAAAGGTGAGGTAGGACAGAAAGGTGCTACTGGTACAGCAGTAAAAGGCCAGAAGGGTGAAGTAGGACAAAAAGGTCAGACTGGTGCTTCGGTAAAAGGACAAAAGGGCGAGGCAGGAGATAAGGGTGCAACTGGTACAGCGGTTAAAGGTCAGAAGGGTGAGGCAGGAGATAAGGGTGCAACTGGTTCTTCGGTTAAAGGACAGAAAGGTGAAGTAGGACAGAAGGGTCAGCAAGGCGCAAGTGTTAAAGGACAAAAAGGAGAAGTAGGACAGAAGGGAGCAACTGGTACAGCGGTTAAAGGTCAGAAAGGGGAAGCAGGACAAAAGGGTGCAACTGGTACAGCGGTTAAAGGTCAAAAAGGTGAAGTAGGACAGAAGGGCGCTACAGGTTCTTCCGTCAAAGGACAAAAGGGTGAGGCTGGACAAAAAGGTCAGAAAGGCGTTGAGGGTTCTCAGTGGGAGTCTGCTGCTGGTACACCTTCAGCAGCGCCGTCCAATAGAGACGATCAATACCTTGATACAACTACAGGCGAAGTTTACCAGTGGAATGGTTCTGCTTGGATTTCAACTGGTAATATTCAAGGGCCACAGGGTTCTTCTATTAAAGGACAAAAGGGTGCCCAGGGCGCAAGTGTCAAAGGACAGAAAGGTGCGGCTGGGGCCTCGGTAAAAGGACAAAAGGGCGAAGCAGGAGCCAAGGGCGCTACAGGTTCTTCCGTCAAAGGACAGAAGGGTGAGGCTGGTGTTTCAGTAAAAGGACAGAAGGGTGCGGCTGGGGCCTCGGTAAAGGGCCAGAAAGGTGAGGTAGGACAAAAGGGAGCCACCGGT